ATTTTGATCCCAGTATTCGAGAAATTGGCAGAGATTCATCCCGAAATCGAACTCGACGTATACTCTTCCTTCAAGATCTATGGATGGGAAGAAAGAGATAAGCAATTTGTCGAGTTATTCGATCGTTGTAAAAGTCATCCCAGAATAAACTACTATGGATCAGTTTCCAATTCAGAGATCCGGAAGGCACTAACTCAGGCTCACATATTCGCATATCCTTCGATTTGGGAAGAGACTTCTTGTATTTCTGCAATCGAGGCAATGTCGGCTGGATGTATTACTGTTTGCCCGAATCTTGGAGCACTTCCCGAAACCTGCTCGAGCTTTGCATTCATGTATCAGTTCCATGAAGATGCTAATCAACATGCCAATATCTTCATTAATGCATTGAACTCTGCAATTAATTCTCTCAAGAAAAATAAAGAGAATATGCAAGTTCAGCTGAATTTCCAGAAACAATATTTTGATGTGTTTTATGGTTGGGAAACTCGCATCGAGGAGTGGAAGTCATTAATGAATTCTATTCTGGGTAAGTAGAGATAGAGTTCAGTCGGAAATAAATCTTACCAATAAAATAATAAATACTATAAAAGGAGTCTGCATTATGCGTCTATTATTTACATCTTTAATTGGCTTGCTATCACTGTGTTTTTATAATCCATCCCATAGTGCAGACAAAGAAAAGGCTGTGGTCTCTGGTAAAATTGGGTATGTTTTAACTCACCGATATTGGGCCATATATCAAACTCCAGGCGCAAAGAGCGAGTGCCCCTCAGGCATGAATGATGGACCCAGAGAACAGTTCAAAGCACTTTTTCCAAATGATGGAAATAAAAGAACAATTTTAGAAACTCAATTGATGCGTGAAGGTCGTCAATGGTTTCCTGACACCACAGCAGAACAGTTTAAGTTCAAAGAAGCCACCAGCAAAATTTCTTATGGTATGAACCTTGATGATAAAGTGAAGGAAACCGACTTTACTAGTCCAGATGGCGAGAAGGGTATAGACAATCAACATTATAAGGCCATAGGCTGCATTGCGAATTATCGCGCACCTGAAGGATCAGCGTATCACTTTGAAAATGAATTCATGCGCAGATTTTATCAAAACAGAGTTATCATTGAAATCACTGATGTAGATAACTTAGAAAACGATGATTCAGTAACAGTGACCTCTTACAGAGGGCGTGACCCATTATTAGCAGATGCTTCTGGCTCACAGTTTTTAGCAGGTGGCACACAACAAATTGATATGCGCTGGGGAAAAAGATTTATTCAGTCATTTAAAGGAAAGATCGTAGATGGTGTATTGATAACAGAAGGCGCAGATGTTGAAATTCCTGCTTCTGCAACCTTTGACACAAACACGACACAAACATTCAGAGGATTAAGATTTAATCTAAAATTGACATCAGAACGAGCCGAAGGCGTGATGGCGGGATATGTAGATGTGGATAAATTCATCAATCATTTAAATATGACTTGGTCAACTCATCATCAAAGTTATGGGCAACTTTCATCTCCGTCACTGTACAAAGCAATGAGAAGATTGGCAGATGGCTATCCTGATCCTGCTACAGGACAGATGACCGCCATTTCTTCTGCTTTATCTGTGAAATTTGTACAAGCATATTTGGAATTTCCCGAAAAACAAAATGCAGGGATAAAATAATAAAGATCATCGAGGAAGAGTCTGTCATAGACATAAGAAATCACATTAAAGTGTAATCTTCGAACAACAAATAGCTAACCCATTGATATCATTGGAAAAGATAATTTCCTTCTAGATCAATGACTTAGCCTAACCTATTGATATCTAACAAAAGAATTCACTTTACTTCCTTCGGGTTCTATGCTATGATGATATGTAAGCTGATGACACAGCCATAATGTCTACAAGGAATTATAATGAAAATTACTGAAATCGATCGACGCATTGGCGGAAATGAACCAAAGCTTATTGGGACCGTCCCAGACTATAAGAAGGCCCAGGCATATTCATGGTACAACAATTATAGAGATTCGAAAGATCTCAAGGGATACTTCATTAAGTATTATGAGAACACCAAGGGAAAGTCTAAGAAGGTAAACAAGAAGCTTGAAGTGTTGAAATTATCCAAAGATACCGAATTCCAGACGATCGGTGCTCTGGCTCGAATGATTACAAATGGATTGATCCCTTCCGATGATTCTATTCAATTCATTCAAAAGACTGTTGATAGGATCGTTGAAAAGTATTCTTCTGTAATGGAAGATAGAAAAGAGGAAGCTGCTCCCAATCGTCCATCAATTCAAGAAAATATCCGAGAGAAAACCAGAGACATAATCGGTGATCTCGAGTGCGCCATCGATGAATTTGTCACTGGCAAATTCTCCTCTCGATTTACAATGAACAAATTTATTACTTCAAATAATGTCAAGAAACCACATCTCAAGGAAATCGTGGCATATTACAATAAGTTGAAGGATGAGCTCGAGCAGGTTATCCTAAAGAAGGATGAACAGCTCAATGAGGCATATGCCTGGATTGGTAAGAGGGATATGAAGAAATATCTTGACTTTGTAAATGACATCATTAGCGAGAGTGCGTTTAAGTTGACCGAGGTCGACGCGACCAAGAAGTTTCGTAAGAAGAAACCCAAGACTCCTGAGAAGCTTGTCTCTCGTCTGAAGTTCCTTTCTGAGTTTGTAGATCTGAAATTGAATAGTATTGATCCAACTAAGATAATTGGGTCGAGTCTACTGGTATGCTACAATACCAAGAACAGGAAAATCTCAGTCTATAATTCTGATTCTGCTCATGGCCTATCGGTAAAGGGTTCGGCAATCATAAATTATGACAAGACAAATTCAATGACATTTACTCTTCGAAAGCCAGAGGCAATGCTTCCTAAGTTCAGTATCCCAAAGACTCGAGTTATTTCCAACGCCTGTAAAGAAATCAGAGGAAAGAAGTCGACTCCAAATGGCCGAATAAATAAATACACAATATTACTCTGTTCTGGAAAGTGATAATTATGAAGACCAAGTCAGTCTATGAAATTCTTAAAGAAGTCGATTCCCTTCCATCCGAGAAAGAAAGAGAAGAGTGTCTGAGAAAACATACAACGAGCAATCTCAAGACAATCTTAGACTATACATTTAATAGCAAACTTATCTTTGATTTGCCAGAAGGTAGACCACCCTATACTCCTCTTCGTCTCGGATCAGACTCTGAGGGTAGGTTCCAAGCAGAAGCAAAGAAGCTTCATATCTTTCTAAAGAATAGCAGTTCCGCACTAACTCGATTTCGGCGAGAAAATATCTTCATTCAGATACTAGAATCCATTGATCCTATGGACGCTGAGTTGCTATGTGATATTAAGGATAAAAAGATGCCATTTAAGAACGTGACTAAGGAGCTCGTAATGAAAGTATATCCAACACTAATCAAGGAGGGTTAATTCTAAAATGTCTAGATCCTATCGCCATGACAATGAAGAACATGGCTACGACTATATTTCATCTAAGAAATTTCGTAAAGTGAAGCAGAGTAAAATCTATGAGAAAAAACTCCGAGTAGATGCCAGTAAGAATAAGGAAGTTGACTTAGATGGAAGCGATCCTAGAGAAAAAGATTGGAAGTGATGCGGCATTCATTATTGGTAATGGAACGTCGAGAAAGAGCCTTGATCTAAACTCTCTAGTTGGTCATGGAACGATATATGGATGCAATGCCATCTATAAGGAATTCATGGTCGACAAACTAGTCGCTATCGACCAGGGAATGATTCGAGAGATTCTCTCATCATCCTTTCCGAAGGAAAGAGTTATTATTCCTTCTCAAGAAGAACAGTATGAACCCGAAGAATGCAATAAGTATCGCCCACGATCAAATGCTGGAATGAATGCAATGATTGAAGCTATTCGGAATGGAGCAAAGGTTCTATATTGCATTGGGTTTGACTTCATCTGGAAAGATGAATTACAATCAGTATCAAATATTTTCGAGGGACAAGCCAACTATGGTCCCGACACAAAGTCCAATCCATCAGACAATATCGGTCGGATCAGATACCTGACCTGGTTTTGTCTAAAGAACAAAGATGTAAGGTTCTACATGACCTATCCCGACGAGTACTTCGATCTCTTTCAGTTTCACGACATCAAAGCCAAGAATATTTCTGGAATGACATTTAGTCGACTCGCATCTCAAGCTTTATTAACGTAACTTTAAAGGATAAAAATTATGGCGTCAATCTCAGTTAGAGGAGCTTCGAAGACAAAGGGATTGGTGCGAGATATTAAAGACATAGCAAACTTCTGCCTTCATAGACTAATGCAGGACAGACTTGCAAATAAGATCGCAGTCGATTTCTTCATAATGAAAGAGATAGATGATGAAGAAGAATCTGAGGGCGGCGGAGGTACTATTGGTGATTGTGAATGGATGGATGATGCATATTCTC